GCTGATGCTGCGGATGCTGTAGATGCTGATGGAAGGCTTGGAATAAAACTTTTCATTTGATCAGCAGCAGCTTGAGTTGGAATAATTCCACTTTGACCAGCAAATGATTTTACAGGGTCAAGCGTAAATGAGCTTCCTAATGTTTTTGAAAACGGTTCTGTTGTTGTTTTTAAAGCCGCATCAGCAGTTAGATTAAATGCTTTAGCGCCAGCATCTACGCCTTGTTGGGCTAACGTAGAGGCTTTTGAAATATCTGCACCTAATTTACCACCTGACCATGCGCCAAGACCAGCCATAATGCCTTGGCCAATATCGCCTGTCATTGCATAACTTATAAGCCCTACACCACCTGCCAAAAGTGGCAATGGAATGCCCATAGCTGCACCAGCAATACCAGCTACAGTAGGTAATAATGAGCTTAGGAAACCAGCTTCAGGAAGGCCTGTTTTAGGGTTAGTTGATAATGGTTTGCCGTTATGGTCTAACGATAGTTTATTAAGAGCACGTAGCTCCTCAGGGGTCATATGGACGAGTTTACTGTCCTTGTTACGACCTTGGGATTCGAGATGTTTGGCGGCTAGTGCTAGACTCATAATTTCACCATAATGTTAATATTGACATTTTAAACTATTTCTAATAAAAATCATTGCTTTTTCTTCTCTAACGTGCGGAAACAAAGGTTATTGTGCCTATTGCCGAAGGTATTGATGGGTGAGCAAAAGGGCTAGTTTGAGCTACTTTATGTTCCATATATATCCCATCTACAACAGGTGAATCATCAGCCGCTTTGCCTGTTGCCCAGTATAATTGAATAACATCGTTAGCATTTAAAGTAAACATTACAAAGGATACTGCTAATGCATAACCAAAGACTCCTGCACTTTTACGAGCAGGGATAGTAAATTTACTAGTTGAACCTGGAAGATTAGTTCCATTAATGCGTAACCAAACATCTACATCATGTTGAGTATTGTCCGTATTAACATATTGTAGACTATAATCTATTTTATAAACCCCTGCATATGTTGCTGTAGCAGCATTAGAAGCTAAAGTAAATCCACTTCCTGAATCTAAGGTGCTCCATTTAACTATAGTAGGTGTGTTATCAGCTGTTGCATACTGGTCAGTTAAATCTGATGCACCTATATGAGGAAAGGTTAACGCTGAACCACCGTCAGGTATTACAAGCGCCCTAGTAAAGTTATCTATCTGTGAAAAGTATAAGCGTAATACGTTTGATATTTGATCTTGGTATTGTTGGCTATAATCAGTTGTAGCATTAGGTAAACTTGGGGCTACAATAGGTGTAAGTTGTGCTTGTGCCATTATCTTTTGCCGTCTGGTTTAACATCAATACGAGGAATACCTAATTGCCACGCTACACCAAGATCTGTTGATCTAATTTCAAATGACATTTGACGGGCTCTTAGTCTTGTATAAACTTGACCTGTAAATTTAGGAACAATATATTGCGTAATAGTTGAGTAATTTTGTCCACTAGTCACTGTATCAACATCTGAAGGTTCTTGTGATGATCCAGAATTTTGACGGCCATACAATGTCATTGTAACGGAAGGTGCATTAACACTTGAACCATTGAAATTGACATCAGGCAACATACGCCATACAAAACCAAGATGCTCGCCAGCTTCAATACCAAAATCAGATGATTGGATATAGGCTTCAATAGGTTGTGGGCTACTTGTAGATACGTCATCATTTCCTACCTCATGGTATAAAAGTCTTCGGTTGTAGTCAGCGGCCACTGGGTTAGGTTGAATACCATATTGTAACCAAGCAGTTCTTGCCATAGTACCATATGACCATACTTTGTCTACATAGTTATAAATAATATAACGGTCTACTGTAGTGCCAGCACTATTTTGAGTTACATAAAACCACCATACCTCATTGTATCCTTCATTAGATCCAGAGAAGATTTGGAATGCTTGGTCAACGTTAATATCTTCAAAAATAAATTGACGTAATGAACACGGTAATGTTGAAACTACACCAGTGTATTGGTAGAACTTATCTTTACCCATCCAGTAGGTTACGTTATTCACTGTAACAGCTGCGTTAGGGGCAATGATAGAAATATTATCCATCAATACTTGGAATGCCCATACATAAGGATAGCCAACATACTGCATTGAATAGAGGCAGGAATTAGTCCATATCAAAATTTCTTGACGGGTTGTAATGCCTGTTACAATAAAAGAACCATTAGCTAATGTAAATTCACCAGATTGATTTGTTGTTTCTGGAACCCATTGGTATGGATTACCTTGGTCAGACCATCTTACAATCATAGGATTAAATGCTGTATTAGGTGTTCCTACTTCATATGGATTGGATCCTAAACAAACTAAAAATTGCTCTGTAGCTGAGGTTAAAATTTGATTGGTTGTTTTTGGTACAAAAGTACCACTAAACCCTGCTGCTGTAGATAATGTAGATAAGTATGAACCACGAGTTGATACACCTCCAGAGTCTAACCAATAGAATATTGGGCCGCCACGAGGAGCATAAGCTAAGTTAGAGCCAAAGTTATCTTGAGACCAAAGTCTTAATTGTTGTGTAATACCAGATGTAAATCCAGTTCCCCAACCACGAGTAGCAGACACTGGTATTCTAACTACAACAGTTCCACCAAGGCCAGACGCTGTAGCATTAGCAGGATAACTAGCAGAGCCAAATACAGTTGATATTGTATATTTATTTGCATTGACTACAGTCACTTGGAACGCTTGTTCTAGTATAGTCTTTACAATACCTGAAACATTATTTTGTACAGAGCTAAAATATATCCAGTTACCAGTTGTTAATCCATGACCAGTTTGATTAACTGACACTGTAGTACTTGTATTAATTGTATCAAATGGATTGGTTAAGGTAGTACCTGTAGTTGCAATAGCACCAGTCCACGGGCCAGCACCCCATCCAGTACCAATCGTTGCAATGTCATTACCAATAGGGTATTGAAATGCTAGTGTAACCGTGCCACCACCACTTGCTGTAGACGAAGCGTTTGTTGCAGCTAAAATAGTAAATGTAGTTGTAGAAGGTACGGTATTAACAACGTATTCACCGCTAATCGTTAAACCACCTACAGCGGCTGTAGATGTTACTGTAACGTAATCACCAATTGCTGGATTGTAATTACCATCTGTAATAGTCACTACGTTAGATCCAGACACTGTAGCGAGTGGGCTTGCTGCTAATTGATTTGGAGGAGCTAAGGCTGTGCCGTCTGTTTGAACAATAGGAGTAATGTCATAGTAAATACCACCAAAAAATATGTAGTATTTTTTACTTGTACCTAAAGATAAGTAGTTTGATAAGCCATCAGAATCAGTCCATGTCCATAAAGAACGTGCAATGCCGTCAAACTGATCTGTGTCTACTTGTACCCAGCCACCAATCTTTTCAGCTTGACCTGAACGGAAGCGGATCTTATCACCGTCATAGAAACCACCCTCATTGGAGTAGTCGGTTCCTTCACGGTTAATCCCAGCTCTATATGTTAATTTTTGTAATGGCATTATTTACTTTCAAAGAGTGCTTTTTCATCTAATCTACGGATTTGTAAACCTCGTAGTATTTTACCACCTGCACGACAATACTTGACTAACGACTCCATAGCCGCCTTTTTATCGCCACGAAGCAACGCTTGACGGAGTGTTGATCGCTGAAATGTACCAAGGCCAAGGTTAAAGGCAAAAGATACAAGGCAATCAAATTCACATTGTCTAAGAGGCACGTTAGGTAGCATCTTATGTATTCCAAGCTCAAAACGCCTAAGGTCGGATTTAAGAATTCCATCTATTTCATTGCTCGTAAAAGTGCGGTTCCATTCAGTTGGGAGTAACTTACCATCATTGATAAGATGGCCCACACCAACGGTCCATAACCCAGCAGGACATTTATAAGGCTTAGAGCGGATGCCTTCGTGATGCTTAATAAGAGCGATGCCAGCTTTTGATACATTCACTTATTTCTTTTCCCAAGTTCTAGCACCAAAGTAGAATCCTATAATAGAGCCTACAATAGCCATTTCATCAGATGAGAATATAACATCCATAGATTCACGACTAAAACCTACGGTGTTTACAGCCCAAATAAAACCAGCCACATCAACAAATATAAGAAGTCCTACAAAAGTAAAAGCAACAATAGGACGAACGCTTGCGTTAAGAGTTCTAACCCATGGTGCTGCGTCATGTACAAGTTTTGCATCGTGTTCATAAAGTGCTTGACGTTCTTGTGCGAATGTTTCTGCATACGTACCCTCCAATTCAATAGCTGCTATTTTTTCTTGTGATACAAAGCCTTTTTCAGCCATAAGTAAAGCTTGTTCATTTTGTAGTCTAGCCATTTCACGTTCATGTGATTGATCTCCCTTTTGTTGGAAGAAGCCAAGGATACTTGGTAGACCTGCGGTTGCAAAACCTAAAATTGAACTTAAGATACTAAACATTATTTCCCCCTTCTTTGCATATCGTGTTCTTCTAAAATTCTAATACGTACATTAAGTTCACCCATTTGAGCTCTTAATTCTTCTTTTAATTTTGCTCTTGCTTCTGCTGATATAGGGCTGTCAGTCGGTACACCTTGTTCTGTAATGAGATTAGGCATTTTAGATTTGATGCTGATGAGGTCTGCTTGTATAGATGCCATTGAAGTAAGTAACCAAGCAATAGCCGAGACTATGACTGGGAACAACATATTTGCTATTTTATCCATATTCATATTAACCCCCTAAACAATGTACCCAAGCGAGTAAACAAAGTGTTATTAAAATCCCAATTAAAATTTTCATATAATTTACCAAGTTAATACTATAAGTCCAGCGCCACCATTGCCGCCACCTGTTTGATAGTCATTAGGGTTATAATTTGATGCAGCGCCACCTCCGCCTCCAGCGCCTGGCCCTCCCGTAGCTCCGTTTACATATTGTACTCCACCTGCTCCACCAGCACCTATAGAAGAATTTGCTCCAACATATCCATACCACCAACTACCTCCATCACCCGCCCAATTACCATTTGGGTATGCTCCAGGATAATTTCCTGTTCCATATTCTTTAGAACCTCCAGCGCCACCAGATGCATTTGTTGCACCAAATCCACTAATATAACTTGCACCTCCAGCTAAACCAGCGGGTCCATTAGGAGATGTTCCCCCACTAAAACCACCAGCACCACCAGCTCCACCTGCACCTACTACAATAGATAATACATTGCCTGGAGTAACTGATATTGTTGTAGTTACTGTACTTGCGGCTCCACCGCCAGCTCCCGCTCCGCCAGCTCCGCTATAATTTCCCCAACCCGTTTGACCTCCACCACCACCACCAGTTGAAGATACACTCATGGACACAACACCAGCAGGGACAGTAAGCGAATAAGTTCCTGCAGAAGAATAAGTATTTACATTAGGATTTATTGGTGTAATAGATACAAACCCAGAACCACCATTACCAGCATATGATCCGTGATTAGATCCTTTAGTATAATCAATATTAGCGCCTGTAGCCCCTGCACCTACAGTAACATTAATTGTCTGACCTGGCGTGACTGCAAATACTGCAATACCTGTACCACCACCTGAGCCACCATAATTTTGAGGGCCATCATATTGAAATCCTCCACCACCACCAGCGCCAAAAGTAGGTGTAGCGGGTTTAGAAAAGTCCCCGCCTTGTGAAGAACCTGATCCATAATATGAACTACCACCTGTGCCGCCAGATTTACTTCCGCCTGTGCTATTTAATGTAGTAGATGATGCACCAGATATAGATACTGTACCACCAGTGCCGCTTGATACGCCACCCCCACCACCATTAGCTGTTAGTGACCAGCCAGCCCTAGAAACTGTTGTTGTTCCTCCAGCGGCTCCGTTTTGTTGATACCATGAACCACCATCAAAATAAGATACTTGACCTGCACCACCACCGCCTGTAGCAGAAATACTTAACGAAGTTACTGTAGCAGGTACTGTATAAGTATATGCTCCCGCAGCGTTATATGTAGTAGGTCCTACAGTATCTGGATAGAATTGTTTACCTGTGCCACTTTGAGTAATTAAAGCGGCTGCAGGACTTTTCCAAACTCCACCTGTTTTAGTCCATAAGCGTTGTACTTGTTTCCAAACGCCACTTTCTTTTACATAAAGTTTTGGCATTATGTAACTTGATACCAAATATCTCCGTCATTACCACCAGACGGAGTTGAAGTTGAAATGGTCTTAGCTCCTGTTGAATTACTTCCTACAAAATAGTTATATGCCGTTCCTGTACCAGAACCTACTCCAGTAGCTACGAACGTTATACCTACAGTATTAGCCGAAGCACCAATAGCTGTAAATGAAGTTGTTCCTAAAGAAAGAATAGTATAAACACTACCAACAACAAAACTGCCTGCAGTTATTGTAGAGCCGTACAATGAAGCTCCAGCAATAGTGCCACCAGTAATTGCAACAGCAGTGGCATTTTGTGTAGACATTGTGCCTAATGTACCTGTTACTGCTGTAACAGCTGTATTTACAAAAGCTGTTGTAGCTACGTTTACTGAATTGTCTCCAGAAGCTGGTGTTGTTGCAATCGCACTTGCTGCACCCGTTAGTATTGTTCCAGCCCCTACAAGTTGAGATGTATTAACTGTGTATGTACCAACACCACCAGAGCCTGTACCAAATCCAGTGACAAGGGTTCCAGAGGTTACCCCTGTTCCAGTAACTCTTTGGCCTATAAATATAGTGCCACTTGCTACTGCTGTGACGTTAAGAACTGTACCTGCTACACCAGAACCATTACTAATGCCACCAGTATATGAAGAAGAAGTATAAGCACCTAATACCCCAGCAGCTAAGAAGTTTCCTGTATTAACTTGAGCTCCAGTAACAGATAAATTACCATTAACTGTAAAGTTGCCAGCAGATCCTGTTTGAGCTGAATAGAATCCAGTACCTGTACCAGACTCATTAGTCGCATCACAATATACTTGAGCTGTTACGCCTGTTGGAATAGATACTGATATAGCGCCACCAGAAGCTGACATTGTTACTGTTTGTCCAGTTCCATTCTTAATAATATAAAATTTGTTTTGCAACGGAGCTGTAATTGTAACTGTAGATGCTGGAGTGCCTGTAAATAACAATACAGCATTTCTAGCTTCATTTGTAGTACCGTTAAAATTAGTAAGTGTATAAGTTGTAATTCCAGTAAGGTCAATACCATCAACACCTGTAAGCGCTTGCTCTACTAGATTTAAATTACTATTGGTAGTTGATCCCCAGGTGCCAGCCTGCTCACCATCTCCAATGAGGGTAAGTTTTAACGAGGTTGAATAGGTGCTTGCCATGATATGTCCTTATTGAGTATTATTTATATCTGTCCATGAAGTAGGTACATTGTTATTAATTTCAGTCCAAGATACTGAATTATCATTGTTTATAGATGCCCATGTAACAGCTTGGTCATCGTTTATTTTAAACCATCCACGAGGGAATTGGGAGTCTAATAGTGCAAATGTTTCAATAATAGAGGCCTGGAATGCAGCTGTAACTGTAGGCGTATCTGCTAAATTAACGTTTTCATCTAAAGATGCAATGTAATTTGCAATAACAGAGTTAGCATCATCTGAATTAAGATTCTCTGTAATCGTTAAGAAGAACATTTGAACAATGGTTGAAATATCTGCCATTGTAATGTCTTCATTTATTGAAACTAAAAAGTTAGTTATAACTACATAAACATCTTCCATTGTCATATTTTCAGTAATAGATGACTGGAATTGAGCTGTAATGCTTGTTGTATCAGCAAGGTCTACATTTTCTGTTTGTGACGCTATAAACTGAGCTGCTATAGATCTTATATCATCCATCGTAAACGGCTCTTCACGACTTTCTAAGGCCGCAAAGTATTGCACTGATGAATCATCTAAATTGCTATTCTCTGTAATACTTGATGCAAACTGAGCTTCTATAGCTGGTGTATCGTTTAAAACTGAATCTTCTGTAATACTTTGTAAGAAATTAAATGTCTGAGCACTTTCATCATTCATTGCTACAAATTCATTAATAAGCCCAAAGAAGTCACCTGTTGTAGCATCAATATCATCCATGACAACATTTTCTGTAACTAACAAGTCAAACGCAGATATCTGGCTACTTGCATCAGCCATAACAATATCTTCAGTTAAAGATAGTATGAACGAATTGCCGCCTAGTCCAGCAAATGTAGGTTGAGCAAAGGCAGCGTATCCAAACATTATGCTGTATAAGTACCAGAAGCGTTAAATTTGATAATTGTATTTGAGCCAGATGTTGTTATGGTTGGTGAACCTGTAGTTGTTCCAGAATAAGCTGATGTTGGTACACTAATAATGACAACACCTGAACCACCAGCAGCTCCATTACCAGATGTATTTCCACCACCGCCTCCACCTGTGTTAGCAGTTCCTGCAGTGGGAGTAATACTTCTATTAGCATCCCCACCAGCTCCACCACCACCTGCACCACCAGCACCTACAGTAGTTGGATTTAGATATGCACTTCCGCCTCCACCTCCTGCATATGTAACTGATGTACCTGTAATAGAACTTGCAGTTCCTGCACCACCATTACCTGATGATAAACCAGATGCACCTACAGCTGAAGCGCCACCGCCTCCACCACATCTGTATGTAGGGGAAGTATTTCCTAAACCACCAGCAAATCCTTGACCAGACGTTCCAGCTCCGCCAGTACCTACAACAGATGAATTTTCACCGCCACCACCGCCAGATCCACCAGCTTCTCCGTTAAGCGCACTACTTCCAACACTAGAACCACCACCACCACCTCCACCTGTAGAGGTTATAGAGCTAAATACTGAATTACTTCCATTAGCCCCATCTCCCGTGCCAACTGTACCTCCAGCACCGCCTGCTCCTACAGTAGCTGTATAAGTTGTTCCTGTAGTTAAAGTAAGTGTGCTTGTTAATAACCCACCAGCACCGCCTCCACCGCCAAGACCACCACCATAACCACCACCAGCTCCACCAGCAACTACTAAATAAGATGCAGTGTAGGAATTTCCAGTAGTACCAGCATTTACCCAACCGCCAATAGTATTGTAAATCTCCAGTTGACCTGTAGTCGTATTGTATCCTTGAGTTCCAGTAATAGGACTTGCTGGTCTTGTAGCAGTTGTCCATGTAGGATTATTTAATTGGCCTGAAATAGTGGGCGTAGTAATCGTTTGCCCTGAAGCTATTAGTCCACCTGTAACCTGTGTTAATGCCATGATTTATCCTTATGCTGTGTATGTGCCTGAAGCGTTAAATTTAATAACTTTATAGCTACCATCAGTAGTTACTGTTGGTGAACCTGTAGTAGTCCCAGAATAATTTGCTGTAGGAACCCTTAATATAACTACACCTGAGCCACCAGCTCCATTGACATTAATTGGAGGATAACTTGTACCACCACCGCCACCTGTATTTGCCACACCAGGGTCTGCAGAAGAGTAGTAACTTGTTCCTCCACCGCCTAAACCCCCTGCTGTAGTTCTTGGGAAACGACTGTCAGGAGAGCCACCACCGCCTCCACCGCCATAATAAACAGCTGTGCCAGTAATAGATGATTGAAGACCGTTGCCACCAGTACCAGGAGTTGTACCAGAACCATTTGTCCCTGCAACGCCTGCACCGCCTCCGCCACCTCCAGCACCATAATCCCCTGCTGAACCGCCAGCATTACCACCTTTAAATCCTTGTCCTGATGTTCCAGCACCTCCAGTAGTTCCAGGTTCCCATGCTCCACCACCAGAACCGCCTGATGCATATCCAGTACCACCACCAATTGTTGTTACTGATAATCCAGTTCCAGAAAGGACTGAGTTATTACCATTTGCAGCTGAAGCACCGCCTGCTCCTACAGTAACTGTATATACTGAACCTATATTTATAGTAACTGAAGAACTTGTTAATAAACCACCTGCTCCGCCACCACCACCAGATCCACCTGCAGCGCCACCAGCTACGACTAAATAATCTATATTATAGACTGGTAAAGGCCATGTTCCCGATTGGCTGGCTTGAAGTTGTTGAGTAACCGCAAAAACACCAACTGCAGTACTAGCAGTAGGAGCAGTATAAGTAGCCCTGACAATTTTTGATGGGAATTTAGACATAATTAACTTATGGTCTCATAACTCACTACATATTCAATTGCACTTGATGTTCCAGATGTTACTACTAAACTTGTATTTTCAGTCATATAAACAAAATTACCTTTATCAATTAACTGAATAGATGCGTTTGCTGGTACCGACATTTGAAAAGCTAATCGATATGCTGTACCAGCACCTGCCGCTGCAGAATTAACTGAAACTGTTATAAGAGCTGGTGAACCTGTTACATTAGTACATGTTAAAGATTCAATTTTTAAAATTGTTCCACTAGAAGCTGCATTAGATAATAGTGTATTAGCCGTTGTATTTGCTGGAGCTAAATACCCTAACCCTCCATATATCGAGGTTACGTTTACAATGTTTGGGTTTGCCATTTATTTCTCCTATCCAAATACGAGTGCAACTGCAATCGCTTTTCCTGTTGTAGTTATAGACTGCCAAGATGTTCCGCTGTAATATTCTAGATTACCTATATCTGTATTATATCCCATCTGCCCCGTAGCAGGCGATGAAGGACGGGTCGCTGTTGTCCAGCTAGTCGGTGTAAAAGATGCTACGTTTACGGATCTTGTCATTTAGTTATCCTAAAGTTACTTCTTTCCAAGAAGTTGTTTCTTCATCCCAAGTGTATACTTTACCATCATCTGGCATAGGTGTTGGTGCTTCCCATAACCAAGTGTCTTCATTTATAATCCAAGAATTAAAAGGTTTAGGGGCTATGAATACATCGTTAGTTGCATCGTAAGAAAAACCAACTCCAGCGTAATTTCCACGTAAAGGTCTACCTTCTGGGTGTTGATTACCATGCGTATTATAGCTTGTTTGTAGCCAAGTACCTGGACTTGAATCTACGAATGTATCAAAAAATTCTGGTTCAGCCACGATGACCTGTGTAACCTTACCGTCTACTACTTTTGCGAAATGTGAAATTTTAGTTCTCCTTTATATTATGCGGTGTAAGAACCGCTTGCTGTAAATTTAATAATTGTGTTGCTTCCTGATGTTGTTATTGTTGGTGAACCTGTAGTTGTGCCTGAATAATTAGCCGTAGGTACAGAAAGAATAACTATACCAGAACCACCAGCGCCACCAGGATAATTTCCTACACTTCCAGCTCCTGAACCACCACCACCTGTGCCAGTATTAGCTGCCCCAGCAGTTCCTGCTGTACCGCCTCCTCCTTGTCCAGGATATGTACCACCACTTCCACCTAAAGCGTATGTAACACTAGAGCCAGTAATAGATGAAGCTACCCCTGCTCCCCCTGCTCCTCCTGTAGAACCTGTACCAACAGAACCTACAGCACCAGCTCCACCACCACCACCGCCACCATCACGTCCACTAGTAACGCCTGCACCAGCAAAACCTTGATTAGCTGTTCCTGAACCTCCAGCATCTGGTATTTGTGACCTAACAGCTCCACCAGAGCCGCCAGAACCTGGTCCTACAGTGCTACCTTGACCAAAACCACCACCTGTGGATGTAACTGTCGTAATACCTGTGCCTGATAAAGATGAATTTGAACCTGCTGTTCCATTATTTTCACCTGCACCAGCACCACCAGACCCGCCAGCTCCTACTGTAACTGTATAAATTGTTCCAAAAGTTAAAGACAATGCACTTTCTGCACTTCCACCTCCGCCTGACGTTCCTGCTGATGTTCTAAAACCACCAGCTCCACCACCACCTGCACCACCAGCATTACCATTACGAGAACCTCCACCACCAGCACCAGCAATTACTAAATAAGATGCTGTATAAGAATTACCTGTTGTACCAGCAATCACCCAGCCACCAGCAGTATTATAAATCTCTAATTGACCAGTAGTCGTGTTATAACCAAGTTGTCCAGTCACAGGGCTTGCAGGGCGTGTACCTGTAGTCCAAGTAGCCACAGCTAATCCTTTAGAACTATCTAGTGTACTTGATCCTGATGCTCCAGAAAGTATGAGTGCCATTATTGTCCTTTAGGATATTTAGTTTTTACAGGGTCTATCATGTCTTCTTTCCAAGCATCTATACCATTATGGTAAATGTAGTCTAGTTGGTCTGCAATAGCTGGGTATTTTTTGGCTCTTAATCTTTGATATTCTTTAGCATTATATTCTGCTTCAAGCCTAACAATCTCGGCATTAATTTCTTCATCAGTTACTGGAGCAATGCTTGGGCTTAACCATTCTATCTGTTCTTCTCTAATATTAACTTCTGCATTAGGCACTAAAGATAATATAGCTTGAATTTTTGTTATCATGCTTTTACCTCAATTAATGTAAGTGATGAAGCTCCTTGACTGCTAAATATTGTTGAAAATGCTGCATTTAATGCAGATATATAAATTCTATATGTAACAGATGATGTAGTTGCTGGACTATCTAAATATGTCATAACAAGACTAGATGCAGTATCTAGTATAGAAGTTGTACCAGTATTTGAAGCTAGTCTTTGTTCTTGTAATTGTGTAGAACCGTTAGCTAAAGATGCCCTACAATAAACATAAGTTTGTCCTGCTCCATTTTGGGCTACATACATACTATTATTTGATATAACTAAAATTTTATTAGAGTTAGATGTGGGAGTAATAGATGTTGAAAATCCTGTATCTTGTAATGTTGTTGATGTTGTAGTAAATGAAGTTGTTGTTGAAGCATATACAACTTGAACAATACTTCCAACAGGAAAGTTAGTATTAGTACCATTTGTCAGCACAGTCCCACTTGTTGTAGGCAATGTTAGCGTAGTAGTACCCGCTACTGCTGGGGCAGCTAGGGTTATGGTACCGCTTGTATCTCCTGCGACTACTATGCTTGCCATTAGTTAGCCTCCAATGTTTCTACTCTTGCTTTTAGGTCGTTGATGATGGTTTGTTGTTCTTGGATTGCTGCTGTTAGAGTAGCTACTAGGAATGATGTATCTACACCTTGATATACTGGTTTTCCTTCATCATCTACTGCATCTTTTTCACCACTTACTGCATCTGGTATTACTTCTGCTAATTCGTGAGCAATAAATCCTTGACCAATAACTTCTGGTGCGTGTTTCCAATTCCATAATACAGGTTTTAATTTAGATACTTTATCTAAAGCTCCTGTCATTGGAATAATATTTTCTTTTAAACGATAATCAGATGATGTATTGTAAGAAGTAGTATTTGCTGTAGCATTAATGCCAATATATCCACAAACATCATTACTTCCATCAACAAGATATTGTAATGTTCCTGTTCCACTTGTAACTGCTGATACTAAAGCTAATGATTGACTGCTACTATCTGCTGCTTTAATTGTTGTTCTAATACCTGCACCAAAAGCAGATGATTGACCTATATTGACATTACCACTAGAGTCTATACGCATACGTTCTGTGCCGTTGGTACCAAACAACATTGGATAGGCGCCAGTTGACCATATACCAGCAGCATATGCTGAACCAAAATCTGTCCCTGAACTATTATCACGACCTAAATATAAAAATCCGCCTGTATTGCTATATCTACTATAAACAGCGTTAGTGCCAGTTGTAGCAGTAAGTCTAAACATACTTACACCGCTTGTAGCTTGAACATCTAATGCACTTGCAGGACTTGCAGTACCAATCCCTACATTCTGTGATGTATCTATAGTAACTGCTGTAGTACCAGCGGTTTGAAGTTGCAATTGTCCACTAGAATCTCCAGTAGAAACTATGCCACCAAATCCAGAATTACTTGCGTTTATAATTGATGCCAATTTTTATCCTTAAATAACTATATATCTACTGCCTGCTGAGACAGTAACGGTTACACCACTTGCTGCTGTTACAGGACCCGTACTCATGGCATTACTGCCTACAGGTATTGTATAAGAAGCCGAGATAGTTTGGTTATTAATAATTATA